TGAGGGAATTATTCAAGATAAAATTGATGAAGATCAACTTCGAAGAGAAATTGATGAGTTGACTTGGGTGTGTGCTGATATGGTCAGATGCACTATTAAAGACAAAGAAATGGCCATTGAAGATAAAAAGAAAAAGGTTATGGCAGTGTTTGATGATTTGGATACTGAAGTTAAAAAACGAATGTCCAAAATGAAGAAAAATTCTAATAATAAAGGAGAGTACGATAAAATGGAATTTAACTTGAGTGATGTAATGGCAAATAAAGAAATGATGGAAGGTCTTGCCAATCATTTCAGCAAGCAAGAGAAGTATAAGACCTTGGAAGCAGATCTTAAGGAGGCACAAGAGAAAGTTGCTACCTTTACCAAAACTGCTGCTGAAAAAGACAAGGCAATCGAAGATAACAAAACAGCAATTACTGCTTTGGAAGCTAAGAACAAAGAACTGGCTCAAGAGCTGGACAAGATCAAAGCGGCCGAAGCGGTTGCTGTAAAGAAAAACATGATTGCTGAAATGATTACTGAATCCAAACTTCCGAAAGAGTTGATTACTGATATCTTTATGGAAGATCTAATGAACCAAACAGATAAAGATCAAATTGCTAAACGATTGGAAGATCGTAAGTCTTTGGTAAGCAAAAAGGTGATTGTGAATAGTGGTGAAGAGCGAAGAGAAAGCATCACTGTTAATGAAGGAGAAAAGAAAGTACTTACCAAAGAAGAGAAAGAAGCTGCTGTCCTAAATCTTGGTAAAACTATCAGACGATAATTAAAGTAAAAAATATATTCAAAGGAGATAAAATAAAATGGCTGGAAAAAATAGACACTTGTATGGGGATATCAAACCCATTCTCGTTCAGATTCCTGGAGCAGTAGCTTGCTCTGCTGGAGATCTGATGTTTTTGAATACTGCTGTTAGTAATCAAGCATATCCTTTTGATGCTTTGATCGGCGGTGTTTCTACTGGTACTTGGCATGAAAACATTCTCCATGTCAACTTCCTAGGTGTCAGTATGGAAGATTCCAAATCTGGCGTAACTGAGAATATCACCATTGCTACTGATGGTGTTTTTCGTTTCCCGGTTTATGGTGGGCCTTCTGCTGTTACCATTGGTTCCAAGGTTTCTGCTGTATCCAGTAGCCTTTATGCTTCTGGTGCAGATCATGTAAGTAATGAGGAATCCTATTCTGTCAGCGGTTCTACTGCCATTTTGGGCATTTGTGTTAAGACACAATCTGGAGCTTCCTATGTAGATTTCAGGATCATTCCTGCTAAGTCTACTGGTGTAACTCTGGTCTAATAAATATGTCATCAGTTAAATACATAGGCAATGAGAAATACCCTACTTTGGTTAATGTCCAAGGTGGGGTCACTGTTGAAGTAGGAGATTTTCTGTTTTTGGATAGTTCAATTAATCTCCGAAATAATGGGGATTCTACTGCTTCTATGTATGCTTACCCAATTGAGTACTTTAGACCTGCAACGGAAATTGATGTGAAAAGAGTTCAGGTTGTAGCTTATTTTATTGGTGTAGCAATTTCTGATAAGTACGGTCAGACTGGTGCAAACAATAAAAATGTTACTGTAGCTACTGAAGGTGTTTTTGAATTTCCACTTAAACCAGGAAGAACTGTATATCCTGGAGATTATGCTTCTGCTGCTGGAACAACTGCTGCTTCTGATCTGTTTAACCAGTACGTTAGAAGAACAACAGATGTAAGTTATGCATTAGGTGTCTTTGTTGAACGGAAGATATCTGCTGCAAGAGCTTATGTTTCGATAAATTCGATATTGAATCCTAATAAATTATTTTAAAAATATTTGGAGGTAATGGAAAATGGCTTTTAGAGACAAGACTAAAACTGCCCTGGTGACTCTCCTGGAGTCCCATGGTGAAGATCAGGTTGTTGATATTTTGCATGAAGGGATTGAAAAGAAAACTTTTCGCCCCGAAGATTTCTCTTTGAGGGAAATTTGGGAAGCTTGTCAGACTGCGGCAAAAATGTCTACTGACATTTCTGAAGCTGTAACATCTTCTGCTTTTCCAAAGATTACTGGTGAGTTGATTAATTCCCGTTTGATTTCTGCTTATGAATCTGCTGCTACTATTGGTGACAATCTTTGCACTACTGTTCCTAGTAATAAACAGATTGAAACTATCGCTGGTTTTACCGATGCTGAAGGCCCTGAGGAAGTTGGTGAATCTCAGGACTATAAAGATTCTACTGTCAGTGAGAAGTATGTAACTGCTGACAACGTTAAATTCGGACGTATGATTAGCATCACCGAAGAAATGATCTATTTCGATAAAACCGGTCAGATCCTTGAGAAAGCACGGCGGATTGGGATGAAAGCTGCTCAGAAGAGAGAGAAAACCATCCTACAAGGTATTCAGGACATTAACAGTAATGTCTACAAGCCCAGCGGGGTTGCTACTGCATTCTTCTCTGCCACTTTCGGGAACTTGATTGCTTCTAACCCATTTGGTGAGTCTGGACTTGAGGCGGTTCGTAAAGCTGCTCAGTTGATGAAGGATGATTCTGAAGGCGCTGAAGGTGATATGGATTATATCCTTATTGATCTGAATAATATGGTTGTTTTGGTTCCCTCTGATTTGGAAGTGGAAGCTTGGCAGATGGCTAATTCTACTCTTACTCCTGAATCTGGTGATAATGCCAACAACTTTTTCCGTCAACGATTTATGCCCATGACTTCTCCTTTTATTACTAGCAGATCTACTACCACTTGGTATGCTGGAAATCCTAAAGAAGATTTCTGGTGGACGGAAGTTTGGCCTTTGCAAGTTCTTACCCAACCCACTCCTCATGATGATGCTTTTAAGAAAGACATTAAGGCACGTCATAAGGTTCGGTATTATGGTGGAATTTCCGCTGTTGACTACCGTCACTGGTTTAAGTGTACTGCGTAACTTTCTGATGTAATTGAATAAAGGGGGCGTGGTATATTTCTCAGCCCCCTTATTTAAACTGAGAAATAGGAGATAAAGTAAAATGCGAAGACACGGTACTGGTCATGGAACACGAATGCCCAGAGGAGTTTTTAGTGGTGTTACACTTGCCACTATTCCTTCTGGTGTAACTATGGATTCTAAAGGAATTGATTTTCCTAGCTTTGGTCCTTTTGATTTTATGTCTGCTAAGGTGGCTTGGGCTGGAACTACACTAACTCTTGCCCATGGATTTACCACTTTATATCATATTAATGCTACTTTGATCAATGGAACTGGAAGTGGAGCATCTACTGCTTGGACTACACGAATCACTGAACTTAATCCTGCATTAGGAGGAGTTTCCTGCTCAATTAGAACTGATTCCAATGCTGTTTTGGGTAGTGGTGGGTCTGTTACTTGGTTTGCTATTGGTTTGGTGTAGTTTAGTAATAAAAACAATTTAGCCCAATAGGAGAATTATGGAAGCACAAAAAATTATATGTCTTCCTGTCTCCTATTGGGCTTTTTATTGGAGAAAATAAAATGAGTATAATTAAGTGCAGCCTATTAACGGCAACGTCTGGAACTGCATATGTCTACTCAGATCCTATTGATTTAACAAAACGACACTTAGCTGATAGAAATGTGTCTGTTAAATGTGATATCAGTGGATCTGCTGTGTCAGGAATTGTGGGACTTAATGCTTGTTGGGCAGAGTCTTCAGGTGGGACGTATGCCTTTTTTGCAACAGGACAAGGAGCAACTACCAAAATTTTGTCTTCAGGAACCTCAATTGGTGGATATGGTGCGAATGGTTCTTACTTGATTCCTTTGTACTTTTCTGGGGTTGGTTTAAGTGGAGTTACTGATAGATTTAAAACAGGGGGGTTTCTAAAGATCGGTGCCATTGCGAACAACAATAACTCTCCTGTCAATATCAATATAATTATTCACTAATATGAGGTAAACATGAGCGGATTTGAAATTGGAAAACTTACCGAAGATGATTTTGTGAAAGAAGAAACCTCTAAGCAGTTATGGTACTTGTATAAAGGGCAAGAACATACGCAGGAAACACAAGAGAAGATATTGGGTCAATGCTCTTGTCGAATGGAGCAATGTAAATTATCTTCTGAAGAAAAAGATAAAGAGTATGACAAGCGATTCTCTAAAATAGAAAAAAGTAAAAAGTTTGATACTGCCCTTGGCACAGCTTCGGGGGGTATAGGAGGATTCCTAGCGTTTGTACTTCAAAAATTCCTTAATCTATAGGAGATACAAATATGTGGACATGGAATGATACAATATCTCTTATCAAAAAGCATGAAGGATTTAGAGATAGATTATATTGGGACACCAATAAAGTTCTAACTGGAGGATGGGGACATGCCTTCACTGTTGGATCATTCCTTCCACATGATATTGCTGAAAAATTTTTCCTGTATGATTTCAATCAGGCAACTATTGATTACAAGCAATTAAGTATAGCTACCATTGATCCAGTAAGACGAGCAGTTCTGACTGATATGCTTTTCAATCTTGGGCTTACAAAATTTTTGAAATTTAAACGGCTGAATAAAGCTCTACATGAAGGTGATTATATCTTAGCTTCCAAGGAAATGTTAGACAGTAAATGGGCAGAACAAGTTGGAAGTAGAGCCTATGAATTATCTTGTATGATGGAGAGAGGAAACAGATCATGTTAGATTTTAATATAATTCTTCCTTATTGGCTACAATGGGACCAAAATCTTCAGGTAGTTGTTGCCTATATTAATGAATTTATAAAATGTAATTATGTTTCTTTGGGTTTTCTCCTGTATATTTTGAAATATATAGCTACAAAATCAAAAAATAACTATGACAATAAAATAGCTACCTACTTATCTAATCTTCTTCGGGTAAAAAAATAATGAATACTACTAACTATATTTATTACAAAAAAGGGTATAAATATCAGCTTGATACTGACTATTTAATTCAAACTGATATCTGCCCGAAAGTAAATATAGATACAGATTTTATAATTTTAACATCTACAGGGCTTTTACATATTAAGAAAGGCTATGCATTTGACGGACCGTCAGGCCCGGCTATAGATACTTCAAATTTTATGAGGGGAAGTCTAGAGCATGATGCTTTTTACCAGTTAATGAGAATGGGCAAACTGGATGCTTCATTTAGATACAAAGTTGACGACAGGTTATATTTTGTTTGTATAGAAGACGGTATGAGCAAAATAAGAGCATCATGGGTTAGATGGGCAGTTAGAAACTTTGCAGCCCGTTCTGCATCTCCTCAAGGGGAAAGAACTATTTATAGAGCACCTTTAACTTAGGAGGTTTTATGTTTAAAAATTTAGTAATTGTTATTTGTATTTTGTTTATCACCTCTTGTTCGTTTTTGAAAGTAAAAAAGGCCGAGGTTGATTTTTGTGCTGATGCCCCTCCCACATCCAAATTCTGTTCTGTTGCTAAAGCACTTGATTGGCATTTGAATGATCTGAATGAAAAAATAATGAAAGCCAACTTGGTTGCTGTTGCTTCTGGTCAGATCAAATGCGATGAAATCATAGCCACAACCAAAGAGATCAGAACTGTTCTTGAAAACGTTCCCCCTGGACGATTGACCTATGAGAAGATGATTTATTATCTAAAGGACACCAGCAAAGAAACCAGAAAGGGAATTGCTATCACTTTAATCCTCATTGGCGATGACATTGACTATTTTGCTGTTCCTGAAGTAGTAGATCCTTATGATATGAAGTTGATTCTTGGATTGTTGAACAATATTGATTCAAAAGTGAATACTGAAGGAAGATTGTTAGAAGAATTAGTAAAATAAGGATACTTCATGCCAACAAATAATCCTAAATCAGTTAAAGCTCTAGAGTGGATAACTAATTACTTTAAGGAGAATGATAGTTGGCCAACAGGTTATACAGTAGCAAAAGCAACAGGCTGTTCAGCACGAACATCAAGAAATAATATTGTACGAGTAAAAAAACAATTTGGGATAATAGATGAAGAGGGTATTTCCATTATCAGAAATAATGGAAAACAAGTCAATGTTAAATATTCAGAAAATAATGATGGGAAAACCATCACAATAGACTCTCTAAAGATTGTAACTTTAGATGAGGCCATACAGTTGGCAAATATTGATTTAAATTTATGGTCAATTGTAAACTCTGAGTTTACATCTTGGACCACCCCTGTAAAATTAAAAAATATCAAAAACAAAAAAACAGTGGAAGAAGTTAAACAGGTAACTAATTATAGAACTTTTATAAGGATAAAACCTCTAAAAACGCTTCCAATCAATGAAGCTATAGATAACATAGTTAAAGGATTTCCTGTTGCATCTTACATAAAAACACCAATTAATCATAATGAAAATGAACTCCTCTTTGTTCCCTCTCTATATGATGTCCATATAGGGAAATTTGCTTGGGGCAAAGAAACAAACGGTATGGATCAAGATTTAAAAATAATTAGAAATACATTTACTTGGGCAGTTAATAAACTTTTTTCAAGAATTGAATATCAAAAAGTAAACAGAATACTTGCTGTAATTGGCCATGATTGGCTGCATATAGATAATCAAGAAGGAACTACCAGAAAAGCAGAAAACAGGTTGGATTTTGATACAAGACTAATCAAAGTAATTGAAGTTGCCTACTTAGCAGCAATTGACTTTATTAAAAAATGTTTAGAAGTAGCTCCTGTAGATGTTGTATGGATTCCTGGTAACCATGATGAAATAACTTCTTATGCTCTTTGTAGAATATTAAAAGAGCACTTTATCAACAATGAAAATGTAACTGTAGATATAGAACCTACAAAAAGAAAATCATATGTTTGGGGAACAACATTAATTGGAATGACCCATCAAGCGTTGGAACCTTTAGACAAACTTCCTAACATATTAGCAAGTGAGTGGCCGGAATTGTGGGGAAAATCTAAATACAGAGAAATGTTGATTGGGCATTTACATAAAAAAGAAGAAAAATCTTACTTTCCAACTCAAACTGCTGGAAGGGTTATTATAAGGCGTGTCCCTTCTATGTCGTCTATTGATGCTTGGCATTATGAATATGGCTATGTTGATGCGGTTCGTGCTGCTGAAGGCTATCTTTATTCTAAGACTGAGGGCAACATAGCTACTGTAGTGGCTTTGTTAGATGTTGAAGAAAAAACTAGACTACTAACTAATCTTTCTTAGGAGAGAATTTGAACTTAGAGACTATCATAATTTGTTTAACCATTTTAATAGCTCCCTCCATTGCTTGTCCTTTGCTTTTGTTTGATGGATATATTTTGCCACAGATAGGGGCAATTGCAATTGGTGTGGGAATCACATTAACTGTTTTTATGTTTCATGGTTTTTTAGTTTATAATACTTTTATTGTTCTGTGTCTTGTCTACTTTTTTTACTTAATGTTAACCAATATTTGGTCTACATGCATTAACAATTCTGAAAAAGATGTCCCATTGGTATTTGGGTATTTAATTGGTGCCATTTTACTTTTTAACCTATTTACTCTATTTGATAATTCCCTTTTAATTATAACAATAACTATATCAACCATAACAATAATTTTATCAGTGTATGCTATTCTTCAAAGCTATGGAATTGACCCTCTGTTTCCTGATAGAGTCAAGTCCAGAAAAGAAGAACTAAAAAATACACCAATTAATCAGTTAGCAGAATTTTATAGAAATGATAATTGTGTTGATGTCAGAGCAATATCTACTTTAGGAAATACCAACTTTGCTGCAGGGTTTTTTATTTGTGGATTGCCCTTCATTTTTATCCTTTGTTCGTTAACTTCGTGGTGGTTTGGTTTTCTATCCATTCCAGTTATAATTGCAATCAATAAAACCAATAGTAGAGCAGGAACCCTGTCTCTAATTGGTTTTATTTTATTTTTTCTGCTTTTATGTAAGCAAAGAAACTGGATATGGGAAACAATAACATCTGCTTCTGAAATCGAATTGTTCATTGTTCAATTAGTTGTGGGTATCTTGTTTTGTTTGGCTTGGATAAAATATATTCATAAATTTAGAAAAGCAATCAATTTTTTATCCAAAGACAATAACCTAAACAATTTTTTAGATGTTGAAAAGCCGGATGAATCAGAAGACGTGGAAGCAATAAGAGATCATCCCGTGGCTCATCTTAGATATAGATTTAGATATTGGAGATCTGCATTTTGGATAATAAAACAGAGACCAATTTTGGGATATGGACTGAGAACATACAGAAGAGAAGTCTATAAAGCTCAAGCTGAATTGAATGCTCTTACAAAGGGACAATTCTTAGATGAAAAAAGGTATGCTACTCCTCAGCCAAGAGAATGTCATAATGACATAATAGAAAATTTTGTGGAAGGTGGAGTAATAGGAGGATTGCTATTTCTGATTATAATTGGGTTGGCTTTTTCTCATGGACTTTCATATATAGAGATGGTTGATGGCAGTAAAGCAATACTGATGATGTTTATTCTTAGTGGGATTGTTGGTGTATTAATTGATGCATCATTTTTCTTTCCACTAAGATTAGGTCCATCAGCTTTTTGTTTTTGGACATTGGTTGCTTCCATTGAATATTTATATACAAAAGAAGTTGGTTTTGTAAAGATTTTTTCCTTCACTCCAAATTTGTTTATGATTTTAATGCTTGCTACAGGTATTGGAGCTTTCTTGTACAAAACCGTTCTCAGACCAAACATATCCAATTACTATTTCACACGACATTGCTTTACTCCATCTCCAGCAAAACGGGAAAAGCTATTAAGAAAAGCACTATCTTTTGATCCAGAAAATAACATCGTATTGTCTAACATGGTAATAGGATATGTTGCCAACTTCCCTAAAATTGCAGAGAGATTTGCAATTCAAATGTATGAGAATTTTGATGGGATGATACCTGCATGGGCAATGTCTTACAACTATGGATTGGTAAGGTTTTTTAATAAGGACTATGAAATTGCTTCTGAATTATTTCAAGAGTCTTTATACTATCTACCTTATTTTGAACCTTCCAGACATTTACTTTCTAGAGTGTGGCCATTAGCTGCATTCCCCAACAGAGGAGTAGCAATGAAAATTATTAGCCCTGATGTAGCTGCATTTATTACCCAATGTAAAGAACAAGGTGAAAAAGGTGGTTTAACTCAAGAAGAAGCAAGAATTTTAGAACTTAATGTTTTATGCAGTATTTTGAATGAAAAAGTTAGATTGAACATTCCATTTAATTGGGCATTTAATTTGGATGAATTTTACTTCATGTCCCCTGGTGAAATCAATGAAAATTTTAATGTCATTGAAGCAGGGCACATTAAATTATTATTAGCAAAAAGGAGAAAATAAACTAATGGATAATAACATGGCAGAAAAACTTAATACTTTAGGTAATGAAAAGAAACTTCAGATTGTACGTAAGGCCACTCCGACTATTGAAGATCTTATGAATGATAAAGCCTTTAGGGATGGAATTACAAAGGCCACTGGAAGCAGAATTTCTTCTGGAAATTGCCTTAATATTCTTATGGCTATGTCCAATTTAGAAATCTTGAAAGAAATCAAAAAATTGAATGACAACTTGATGGCTTTGATTGTCCCTGAAGAAGAAATTGAAGATACCTCCAAAAAGAAGAAATAAGGGTGTAGAATGGCATTCACTCATGATCCATCAACTGATGAAGGTGTTATTCGAAGTCTGATATTTGATACTGATGCTACATCTTATGATTTTGAAGATGACGAAATAACAGCAATATTGGACAAGAATAACGCGGATGTGTGGGCGGCTGCCTCAGACCTATGCAGGTCTTTAGCAGCTAAATACACGAAAAATGCTGTTAATTTGAATTTGGGTAAGTATGATATTGTGATTGACACTAGAAAGAAGGCTGAATTTTATATGTCTCTGGCAAGGCAATATTCAGCTAAGACTGATTCTTCAAATGTTGTAGAGTATATTGATAGAGTGGATTATCATATTACTGATTATGGATATGATACTTCCGAATATGTTGGTGAAGATTAAAACTTTGGTAAGGAGTAAATAGGATGGCAACCATAAAAGATCCTTCAGGTGTAGATATACTTGGTGCCGATGGTCTTCCTATTTACTTTTCCTTACCTGATACTTTAGGATCTCATGGGTATATTACCAATGTAAAACGATCATTGGATAAATACCTGTTTGATAATATCTACACAACTAACAATATTTATGTAGATTATCAAGGTTTACCATTCTCCACTTTTCCAGTAGATGAATGGATTCAACCAAGAATAGTAGATATAAAGCGTACATATTTAAGACAAGGAAGTTCTACTCAATATGCAAACAAAACTGATATTTTTTATGGAATGTTTATCTATGTAAAGAAAGGACATCAAACTACTTCAGATAGGCATTATAAATTAAAAGATATTATACAGCAGTACTTTATTTATAACCAAAAGATTTCCCTCTATAATTATGTTGATAATGGAGCTTTTGTAACCTATATGAAAGTTCGAGAAGTTGACGATAATGGACCGTTGCAGGAAAACAATAATTTATACTCCTATTTAATTCAATATAGAATTGATTTTACAGAATTGATTTTGCAGGTATAAAACATGAGCCTATTATTGGGATCAGAAGTAAACATTAAAAGGTCTATAGATAAATATCTATTTGATAACCTTTATACTACTGAAGGAATTCCAATTGATTTTGAAGGTATAAAATTTGATCAGGTTTCTAATAACGAATGGATTCAGCCAAGAATAGTGGACATTCAATCTGTGTTCAGAAGGCAATCCTCTTCCACTCAATATGGGGAAGATACAAATATTTTATTTCAAATAAATATTTTTGTTAAGAAGGGACATCAAACTACTTCTGACAGAAATTTTTATATTAGAGATATAATTCTGCACTACTTTAAATTTGGACAGCAAATTACTGTCTACGATTATGATGGAGATTTAAATTCCATAGGACATATTACTGTCAGGAATATATCTGATGATTTTGCTTTAGAAGAACGGCAAAATATATATCAATATGCAATTTCATGGGAAATTGATCTAACAAGACATTATACAAAGCCTAGTTAAAGGAATTAAATAATTGGAAGATGAGGATGGGGAAAATGAATAGGTTAATTAAGATTCAATGGGCTATAATTACTTGGGCTATTATAATGGTCCCTATTATAGCTTATAGTAATTTAAGTTTTCACACAGAAGCATTAGTTGATGATCTGTTGTTGATTATTGATCCTGATCATGATGGAGCAATGTCTGATACAGATCTGACTTTGAATTCTGTAACCACAGCAGCTACAACAAGTCCTGGTGTCACATTAAAAGATAGTGATGCTCCTGGAGCTGATAAAGAGATAGCAACATTTCAGGCTGAGTATGTTGATGGTGCTGATGGAAGTGAAAATGCCGATGTTTTAATATATACTTGGCAAGGAGGAAGCAAGACATTAATCGCACAATTTGATGAGTCTGATGATCAGTGGGAAACTTCAAAAGTCATAAATTCTTCTGGGGGATTTATTGGAACATTAACAGGAAGTTCCACAAGTGTTGGGGGTGCAAATGGAGTTGATTCAGATGATTACACAGACGGCTCTATTTTTTTTGAGCATTTGGCAACTGCAACTCTTGGTATAGTTACAAAAACCACTGCCGTAGATTATACAATAGGCACTACTGATGCCAAAGAAGCATATGGTGGGATAATTTATGTTACTGGTGCATCAACTATAACTGTTCCTGCTGTTGCTGAAAGAATGGCTTTTACCATAGTGACCATTGGTGCTGTGGCAGTAAGTTTAGATGTTAGTGCTTCTGATAGACTGTATTTAGATGGAACTGCTTTATCCGATGGTGATAAAGCAACCAATACATCCACAACAGGGGATATGTTAGTTTGTACTTATGAAAGTTCTTCTGGATTTTATTGTGCCTCTGGATCACCTGACGGAGATCACTGGACGGATGGAAACTAGGTGACTATATGAAAAAGTATATATTAACTGTACTATTATTATTATTATTAATACTAATTTCAGTTTGTTACGGATCTTCTTTACAATATCAACAATTGTCTGTGCTTCAAATGTATTCTGGTGGGGGTGTTGCATGCTCTCCCACCTATGATAGCGAATTGCAAACCGATGCCAATGCCGCTGAGCCCGACGCAAGCGACACAAACGCCACAACGGGGTTGACAAACTATACGTTGGAAACGTTTGAATCAACTACCACAAACCCTAGCCTTGGAACTTATCATATCAATGCCGTTGCTGATTCGATTAACGATAGATTTGTAGATGTGTTGACAGGCCTTACCGACGGGGTAGCCTATCGAATTTCATTCGACGTGGCACACAATGGAACCGGAAACAATTGGGCCTGCCGGATTGCCGACCAAACAAGCAGCAGCGATAAAATACTGCTCAAGGCGTTGACTTCAGCCGATACGACGTATTCAAGCGTATCGGCATATTTTATCAAGACTGCTGACCTTGATCACCTTCAATGCATTGCCACAACGGACACCGGTGGAGTACTTTTTGATAACTATTCTGTAAAAGCAATCACATCACCATGCCTTGGAGGCGAGCTGCACACCAGCGAAAATGCAGCCTCGCTTTCCAACGAAGCCAGCGCTGTTACTGGGTTTACCGTAACCGGTATAGACACATTCGAAAGCGTCTCAACTGATACTCCTCAAGCCGGGACCTACCATTTGCATATTAGGGAGGTTGATACACCAACTGGTAGCGCTAGAATTTATATGGATATTGGCACCTTATTCAGCCTCCAAGAGGGCGTAAAATACTATCTTACGTTTTGGGGCAAAACCTCTGGGTTAGCCGCTGCTACTTGGAGGATGGGGTTTTCGACCTCTACGACATCTATAGATAACGGGAAGATAATCGGCACTCTAACCGATGCAGATACTAGTTATAAAAAACAGGGTGTTTCATTTACTTATACATCTGGTAGTCACAGATATTTTACGATAATGGAAAACAACGTGGCCAATACGGGAGAATTATGGATCGACTCTTTAAGCATAAAAGAAGTTGTTTCGGAGTAGTATTTTTAGTTTTATTTGCAACCAACTCCAATGCTGCAACACATTGGGTATCCCCGACCGGTGGGGCAACCTGGGCGGCTTCAGAAAGCGCAACTCCTCTTAGCGGTACGGCTTGCACAACGTATCAACTCGCAATGGCAAATGCTGATGATGACGACATCGTAAATTTCAGGGTGGGAACTTATGTTTTGGATTTACAAACCCCATTGTCAAACGGCAACAGAGCCAATATGCGCCCAACTAATTCGGGGTCTCTTGGGCATGTAATCACTTTCCAGGCATATAATCAAGAGCAAGTTATCCTTGACAATTATACCAATAATCATCTGGTGCATACGTCTACTCTACCAACCTTTGGGAGCTATGTAACGAGCTATCATGTGTGGGATGGATTTACCACAACACAGCTAGCGCGAGATACAACTTCTGGGCTTGCCAAGGCTGCTGCTTTTGACGGCGCTGACAGTGTTGTAATTAAAAATTGCGTCCTTGCGGGTGATCCCATCGGGAAAAGCAACAGCTCAAGTATTCGTTTGGAGGATTGTGATGGAATACAGATTGTCAACAACCTGCTTTATAACAACGGTAGGTCAGGCACGGACCCAACCAACCCATCCGGAGTAGAGATTTATGACAGTAGTAATGTAACTGTCGAGAAGAACACCATGCACACATCATGCAATGGCGTTTATATGAAATCAGGTACTTCCAACAACATTACCGTACAGGATAATTACTTTTATAACTGCAACAAGGCTATAAGCATTCTATCGAAATGGGACACGCCGGGAACGAACGATGATGATTTCTATGAAAATCACATCTACCGACGTAACGTCGCAAGGAATTGCAGCGATGGGTTTATATCCACTCCTGGTGGTGATGGGCAGTATGGTGCTTGGTCTATTGGATTGATGTTCTACAACAACACTTCATACGCAGAAAATGGGTACAATACGTCAATCTATCACATTGGGCGTAAACATACACAATGGTTTAATAACATTGTGTATACTACCTCTTCAAATAAGTATGTCAATATGTCTGAGGATGCAGATAGCATTTCATATGCAAATTATAATCTCTACTTTGGCTCTACTGCCAACCCTATGTTTTTGTTTTTATTTGAGGGCGGAACGGTAGAAAACTACGCCAATATAACCGCTTGGAAAACCCACGCTACAGGGTGGGAATCTGCAAGCGAAGTGTCAAATCCGAATTTTCTCAATGGATCTGGTGCACTCAATACCGTCGAAGATTTTAAACTGCAAACCTCATCCCCAACACTTGCAAAAACAGGGGGCCGTGGCGGTGCCTACCCGGCTTATTTGGGTGCCTGGGAGTGGCCAATAAACGAGTCACAGCAGATAGGCTATGTGGTGTCTGGAGAAACGGGAGATATTACCGCTCCAACAGTAATATCAGTAGCAGTTAATACCTCAACAGCAACTATTACATTTGATGAAGATATTGTTTCTACAGGTTACGATGCTTCTGATTTTGATCTTGATTGCTCCACAACTGGAAATGATTTGGTGCTGACAAGTCCATCAGGATTAGGATCTAGTAGAACATTTACAGTTGCAAGTCCTATTGTGTTTGGAGAAACATGTAGCTTGGATTATGTTGGAACCACTGATGATATAGAAGATACTTCAGGAAATGATTTAGCAGTATTTTCAAATGCAGAAGTCACCAATGACACTCCTGATCCTGGTGATACAACTGATCCAGTAATTTCCAATGGACTCCCTTCAGGAGTACAGAGTTGTGCCTCTGATCCGCGGAATATTGATATGTCTGTCACAACTGATGAAAATACTGATTGCAGGTATGGGCTGTCAGGAACAATTTGGGATAATATGTCTGTTTTTTCTACCACTGGAGAAACTTCCCATTCCGTTACCATTTCATCTTTAGATTGTGGGGAATCATATAGTTATGATGTTATTTGTCAAGACCCTTCTAGTAATGAGAGTCTTCCAGCAGATATCGACTTTTCGATTTCTGCTCAGTCAGTAATAAAAACCATAGAGGGCTGTGGGTTTTCTGGAGCAGACATAGATTAAATAAGGAATTAAAATGTCTACTATTCTAAATCAAAGTGAATTAGCTCAAATAATATCTGATGTCAGAAGTATTTTAACTGATGATACAATAGGAACCTCAATTTATTATCATAAATTTGATTCTGCATCTGCTCTGTCTAGTTGGTCACCAACAACAGGTTTGCTCCCTGTTATGTACTCAATATCTTCTGTTTCTGTTTTCAAAGGAAGTTATAATGTTCAGGAAATAATGCAAAGTGGTGGGCTTATTGAACAGGGAGATATTAAATTTATTTTGATGAGAGATGATGTTTCCGGAGTGCTATCTGTTGACGATAGAATAGTAGAATCTGCAAAAAATTATCAATCTGCAACAACTTATGAAATACGGAATATTCAAAGAGATCCTTTAGCTATTTGTAATTTTATCCAGGCAAGGTCTCTATGATAACTTTAGACATAGACACTTCCAGGCTTAATTATAGAGTAACAAAATTCATTCAACAGTCTGGTTTAAGCGCCAGAGTAGTAATAAAGAAAACTGGTGCTGATCTTCTAAGAAATATTATTCGTCCAGAACCTTACGGAAGACATCCTGTTTGGAGTGGTAGAGCTAGAGCAGGTTGGTACATGTCAATGAAAGCACTAAATGTTACTGTTGGTCTTGAGGGGGGGCTTAAAGCTCCCTCCCAAGTTTCTTTAGGAAAAGCGGAAGGGGGATTCATTGATAGATTGAGTGATCCAAATCTACCTACAATAACTTTAATCAATTCCGTAGATTATTATATCTATTTAGAATATGGGTATAGTAAGACAGCCCCCTATGGAATGGTACGGGTTTCAGTTAGAAAGATGACATATAAGTTTGCAAAAGATTTAAGAGCAGGAATTCTTAGTAATTGGAAGAAGTAAAATTTCCGTGAATAATTTTATACTATATCTTTATAGATAAGTTATTTATTTGAAAGGATTTTAATATGGACTGCAAACAATTATTGATAGAAGCAGGATTTTCAAAGAGAAAAGCAGAGGAACATGCCTCTGCTCTAAATTCTGCTATTGAAAAACATAAAAAGGGGTGTACTGAAAATTGTAAGTGTAAGGATACCCAAGAAATAAAAAATGAGTATGATCTAAATACAGAAGAATAAATTGGAGGATAAAAGAAAATGACTACCACGTTTCAGGGGTACGATGGAGAGATGAGGATTATTTCTTATGGTACTACTCCTTCTACCTCTACAGGCTATCTTGAGCTTTTGTTTTGTGAGATGGATTTTTCTGGTCCCATTTCTAGACCTAAACGAAATGAAACTTTGATTCTAAATCGAGGCAGATTTGATACGGACGCTCACTATATAGAAGGCAGTGATGAAGACGTCTATATGCCTCTGCAGTTTACTGTATCATGTAGATTGGCAGATACAGTCCATACAAATGTACTTCATGAGTTGATTTCTGGTGTTACCAAGCTTTCTGGCACTACTCAACTTTATTCCTGGAAAACTCATACCACTATTAATGGAGTAAGCACTCCAGCATTTGCTGATTCTACTGGTAAGTTTGCTTATAGAGTAGAAATGCTGTGGGACGGTGACACTGATTATGGTTTCAGATATGAAGAGGTGTACTTTCAACCTGGACAGCAAACAATCAATGAATCTGCTAACTCATTGATGTTAAATATGACAGGCATGATTTTTGGTGATGTTACAAGAATCAGTGCCTTTACTTCTGGGGTTACTTCACTGGTTTAATTTTATTAACTTTTTAACAAATGGTGATTTATGTTAGAGATTAAGAAAGAACGTATTACAAAATTGGTTCGTGGTCAAAGTATTTTTCACAGCACTGGAATCTCGGAAATTAAAGTTACCAGAGATGGTGAAATTGTTTGTTTAGAAATTCCCATTAGGTCTACTGGTGTAAGTGAATTGATTGATGCTTTTAGAGACAAAGCTCCTAAGCCCCCAATGATTAATAAGTTGATTGAGCCAGATAGTGAATTAGGGAAAGAATTAAAGATTACAAAGAAGAACGCAATTAAGATCTTTGATTTTACCAATGAAATCTATTTGAAAGAAAAAGAAAAGCACGATTCACAATTAGGAATTGCCATTGTAGTAAAAGGGTTGGACTTTGACATCACAAATGAAGATGGAACCGTCATTTCTTCCCAAGAAGAGAAAATTGCAGCCTTAAAAGATATGGGCATGTCTGGAGAACAATTCACTCAACTGGTAACTGATATTACCTCTTTAACCAAGTGGTCAGCGGAGGAACGTACCAATTTTTTAGGATAGAGATGGGTCTTGGCAACATCAAAGATCCAGATCCTAAGAAAAGAACTCCGGTTTTTGAGAGGATCACACCACTTGAAATAGAAATGAAAATTTGCTGTGAATATCTTCACATAACTCACCAAGAATATAAAGCTTTACCTTCTGAAGAGAGAGTAAAGCTTTTATTATATGAAGAGATGCAAAGATCTCGTACAAATGACGAAGCAAAACAAATGAAGAACAAGAATAAAAGCACCAAAGGTCCTGAACTTAATGGGAAAAGAAAATAGTAATACTACTTATATTAGGGAATTAATATAATGGGTGCATCAGACATAATTGTAAAAGTTGGGGCAGATTTAGCTGGTTTCAAATCATCCATGCAGGAGGTTGGCGGTATTGCTGAAACATCTATTAAGCCAGCATCCGTAGCAATTGATTTGTTGAAAAAGGGACTGATTGGTCTTGGTGCTGCACTTACAACTGTATCAATTATTGGTGCCCGTTATGAACAAACGTTGATTGAAACTGCCACTGTAGCAGGTGCGTTTGGTGATGAACTTAAAAATCTTGAAAACAGTTCTCGTAGTTTAGCAACAACTACGGCATTCTCAGCTAGAGAAGTGGTTGGGGCGTATTACGATCTTGCATGCTTACCTCCTGGTGAATTTATTCTTGGTGGGGATTTTAGAGTTCATCCAATAGAACAATTTCCAGAAATTGATATTATTGGAAATAACGGGTTACCTCAAGCAATAAAAGAATTTACCAACAGAAAATGTAGTGAAGGTACCTTATATAAAATAAAACCCAGAAACTTGAGACCTTTTAAAGTTACTGGTAACCATCCTATTTATGCAATTAAGGGCAAAAAATGCAAAGGCAGTATTTGTAAACCATCTTGTACCAAAGGTTCAAATTGTACAAGAAATTATTGGGAGAAGTACACACCTGAATGGATAAGATCAGAAGATTTAGAGCAAGGGGATATTTTACTTCAACCGATAATTAAAGAAGAGAGGGATATTCCTATAGAATGGGATATAGTTTCTTGCGCCTATAATAGGGGATTTGATCATGATAAATTACCAAAACAAGTTGATGAGAATTTTGCTTATTTTTTAGGTTTGTTTCTTGGCAATGGATGGGCTGATAAAAACCAAGAAAGAGTTTACTGTGCAATTTCTAAAAAAGAAACAGAAAAATGGTTTATTGAGTATGTAAATAGTTTAGGATACACCCATCAAATTCGGGAAATGCAAAACTGCAATCAAATTTGTTTTTGGTCTGCTCCAATTGCAAGGTTAATTCATAAATGGATTGGTAGTGGAGCAGAGAACAAAAGAATCCCTCCTGAATTGTTTTACGCAAAAAAGAATATAATAATTGCTTTTTTAAAAGGTTACTTAGACACCGATGGTTGTTTGTTTTATGCTAATAATCGTCCCATAATCAGTATCTCAACAATTTCTCCTCATATCGCTTATTTTATTAATTATTTATCCGCAAAAATTGGGGATGTTTTCAGTATAGTCTTTGATGATAAAGAAAAAAATGGCAGAACACATAGGCTAATGCCAAGTGGATATTATTCTGAATTAAAAGATAGTTACACTATTAAAAATAGTAGCAAATCGTTTATATCCCAATTTTACAACCTAAAAACTGATTGTGTTGAGTGTGGGTACAAAAAAGCTTGGATAAGTAATGGTTTTGTTCATTATCCAATCCTAAAAATTGATTTAGAAGTATATTATGGGCAAGTTTATAATTTTGAAACTGAGGATAATACATATTCAACGGGAGTAATTGTTCATAACTCTTCAGGAATGTCCGCAACTCAAATCATAGCCTCTGGAGAACATGCAGCAAAACTGGCAGGAGCCACAAATGCAGAGATGTCCGAAGCTACCCATATTTTAGCATCGGCTTTACGCATGTTTAACATTGAAGCAGATGATAGTAGACGTGTAACAGACACTTTTACTACAGCAATATCTAAGTCTCTTTTAACCATGGACAAGTTAACTATTGCCTTCAGATATGCTGGTGCTACTGGTTCTTCATTAGGGTGGTCAATTGAAGAGACTACAGCAGCAATATCTAAACTAACCGATCTTGGCCTGACTGGCGAAATTGCGGGAACAAACATCAGATCTGCCATGTCTCATCTAATGCGACAAACAACTGAAATGACAGAAGAATTAGAAAAGTTAGGAATGACATATGCAGAAATTAATCCTCAAACAAAGGGGTTTGGAGATATATTAAACGCTTTAAGTAAACATTCTTTCACTGCTGCTAATGCTATTAAAGTATTTGGTGTAGAATCTGGCTTGAACATGAAAAACTTGGTTGACAAAGCCAGAGAAGGCACATTGAAATTTGAAGAATTTGTAGAGATGATCAAGGAAGGTCAAAAAGGAATAGGCACTACTGCTGAAATGTATGACCGTATGATGGACACTTTCCAAAATCAATGGAAGGTGATGGTTAACAGTTTAATGGAATTAGCTTTGGTCTTCTTTGATACATTTAAAGAAGAAGGTAAAGATGTTTTTACCAGAATGGCAGAAAGAATTAAAGAATTTGCTGAATATGTGAAAACAAACAAACATGTTTTTGAAGATTTAATAAGTATAATGTTAAAGCTTGTAGAATATACAGGCATAGCTATAGTTAAATTGGGTGAATTTGCTACTGGTTTTGTTGATTTTTTCACTTTTTCAACTGTTAGAAAACAATTGGATGAGGTCATTGCAAAAAGTGAAAAATTAAAAGAATTAGAGTATGAAATGGGTAGAGGTCATGGGAGTCGTGCCCAAAATGCCGAACGACTTATGAAAGCTATGGATGGTGATAAAGAAGCAATAGACTCCCTCAATAAGTCCTTTGAAAAATCCACCGAATTGACTAAGGAACAAAATAAAGTTATTGATGATGCTATTGAAACTCGTGAACGAATGCTTCAAATGCTTGATAAAACTGTGGAACGACATAATGTGTCATCAAAAAAACAAAAAGAGGTTGTTAAAGTTACCAAAGAAGTTGTAGAAGTTAATGAAGAGGCAAATTATGGAGTACAGGCTCTTTATTCTGGTATTGATGAACTGGTTGAGAGTTGGGAAAAAGAATACCTTGCAGAACAAAAGTCACGAATTGAAAAGCAAAGAATGCATTTGGAAATGCAAAAGTTAATTGATGACCATGCGGAGTTAATGAAAGAGTTGATCGTATCAACTGATCTACAAACCAAGTATACTGAAAAAACCCAATATTCTTTTATTTCAGGATGGAAAGAAGCCTTTGATGCGTTTAGAAAAGGATCTGATGAAGCAGAGTTAGATTCTTTTCTTATGGATGGTACAATGTCTGATTTGGGTAAAAAGTTTACTGAAGAACTTTCCGATACTTTTGGGCAGAATTTTTATAGCATAATTACCGGGGAATTTGATTCCATTGATGATGCATGGATATCTCTTGCTGATAGTATGTTAAAAACCTGGACCAATGTATTAGGGGATATGACAGTTCAGTGGTTAAAGGAAGGAGATAACTGGAAAGTCGGTGTGGGTGGAGTATTAGGGGGGGTTGTCGGCAGTCAAATAGGATCAATAGCTAATCCAGGAAATAAAAATGCCCAAACAGGAGGGATGCTCGGGGGGGCTTTAGGTGGGGGTCTTGGAACTTATTTTGGTGGTCCTTGGGGGGGAGCTGCTGGAACTGTTGTTGGCGGTTTACTTGGTACAGGTATCGGTGGTCTGTTTGGTGGAAGTGATCATCCTGATAGAGTAGAAATAAATAATGGATGGATGAACTATAACAGAAAAACAGATAGATTCAGAGGATCTTCTAATCTTGATGTTAATAGTGATTTTGCTGGAGGAGCACCAGCTATAGGTAAAAAATTAACAGATTATTTAAAAGGTGTTGGAGAGCAATTTCAAACAATTCCTACTGAGTTCCGAAGAGAATTTGAAGAAGTGTTTTCTGCAACACCCATCGATTTTGGTGGGTTATGGGAAAGTCAAGATGAAATGTTGGCTACTTGGGACACACGGGTTAAAGCAGCTACAGAATCTACTGCCAAAGCACTTGGATATGCCTCATTAGAGGCGTACCAAGAATTCATGGAAAAGTTTGAAGCAATGTCTCAACAGTCAGCAAATATGATTGCCGATGCTTTTAACTCTACTGTAAGTGCAGACAATGCTAGCTTTTCAAAGTTTACTTATAATTTAAAACAAAATATTTATGAAAGTGTAAAGGGGGGTCTCCTGGAAGCTTTCATGAAGACTGAAGTTTATCGTTCTGCAATTAGACCATTTATTGATAACTTTTCTAAACAAATTGAAAAAGCCACAATAGATGGAGTATTTGACCCTTCTAAATTTAAAGTTGGCGCTGCTTTTGATGAACAAATAGATTTCAAATCTCTTGAAAGTATTTATAATTTAATGACAAATTATTTGGGTAAAATAAATCAAACTTTAGGAACTGATTTTGACAACATGCATGCTCCTGTGGAAGGCAGAGCCAAAGGAGGAAGGGTTGTTAGGGGTAAAAAGTATGTTGTTGGTGAGAAAGGTCCAGAAGAATTTGTTCCTGGTCAAAACGGCTTTATAAATCCTAATGGATCTTCAGGGAATATGATTTTTATAAATCGTGGTGTTTTGACAGAATCAGATTTTTTCAAACGGGGAATGCGAAATTATCAAGATCTTAAACAACAAGATACTTTTTCCACCATTGATACAAGTTCCCAAGGTATCAGGAGTCTTAGATGAAATCTAAAATAATTGTCTCCAGTTTAATAGAACCAGAAAACTTTCTATTCACCCCTGAACAGGCAGGCCCATATATAGATCAGCCTAAAGTTCAGTCTTCTGGAAATACTGGTGAATTTAGGTTAATTTCAAGGGGAGATTTTGATAACAACATAAATGATTTTATTTTTCATAGTTTTGCTACTGCTAATAGTGCTACTTATGGAGAAGTTGTTGATTCCAGATTAAAAATGTTTGGTGATGAATTTTTTATAGGAGCAACTGTAGGAGTTGGATCAGATGTTTATGGACCTTTCAAGGTAATTGATTTTTCCCAATCTGGGGGAACCCTTTATGTTCAGGCTCCTGGTTTTTATACCGTTTCAGTTAATGTTAGTTATACATTAACTGCATCATACAATAATAAAAAGTTTTTGGTTCATTTGACTTCTGAAGGTGATGCAGGAGATGCACGGTTTAAGTGGTCTCCTGATGGGGGAGCTAATTATTTTGGAAGAAATAATCCTAATGCGGCTAATTGGCTAGGTGTTAGTGCTGTTCTTGAAATGACAAATGGTGCTTTTCCTATTACTGTAACTCATCATATGATTAGTCCTATTGTGCAAGCTGCTGATGGGGATCTTCTTGTTGCGGCATATAATAGAACTTTGTCCTTTACAAAACTGACATCTTCTGAAAACAGGGGTCTGCAATTTGTTCCTAATCCTAATGATTATATTTTATATGATCCTGCTATAAATGTGACTGAATATAATTACCCTATTGGTTTACTTCGTTTTAAATACAATCGGACTTATAAAAACAGAATAATGTTTTATGAAGTAAATGGTTATGGAGTTAATAAAAATTATTATCTCCGAGCATTGCACTCTGATGATAATGGGGAAACATGGAATAATTCTGGAATTTCTGTGCCTTTTGCAGTTAGTGCAACTTATGGAGTTACCACAACTAGAACTTCACAGATAACAGAACTTCCTGATGGTAAAGTAATTCTACCTTTTATTACTTCTAATGGATCTGGTAATGGCATTGCTTGTTTGACGTCTTATGATGGATTAAACTTTACTAGTGAAATACCAATATATACCAATGATCTAATCATTAAGGATTCAGTTGGAATTACAGTTTCAGATGAAGGAAGAATTTTTTGTTTTTATACTCACGGTGGTATTAGTGGCATATCCGGAAGTACACATAAATTATATTACATTTATTCTGATAATAATTTCCAAAGCGTTGCTAATGATACGAATGCTATTAGAATTGGATCAACAGTCACCGGCAGTTTAAGACATCCATTTGGATTTAAAGATATAAATGGAGATTTGTATGTTTTTTGTGAGGAAACTATTAGTGGTGCTACTAGACCTCATATAGTGTTTTTTAGATCGGCAGACAGTGGTGATACTTGGGGAAGTAAAACAGTAGTGGTTTCAGAACTTTCTACATCTAAAGGTCAAGGCTGTGAAAGGCCCTATGTTACCCTAGTTGACGGACATGAAATTGTTATGTCCTATATATCAGCTTCTTCTTCCCCTGTAAACTATGGAACTACAAAAATAATTAGAAGAGGAATGTGGGAAAAGTATTCTACATCCACAGGATGTCCTGTAGCTTCTGGCAGAACAGAACAAAAATTAGTAAATGATGTTGGAATTGAATGGTTAGGAGGTAATGGATCAATTGGGGACAGTTGGTTATTTTCTCCTAAATATAAATATGCATCATCAAATATTATATCTGATTCCCCCAACATAATTTGGAAATCTGTACATGATAGCGTTACATGTGAATTGATAATAGATATGGGTCCTACAAGAGGATATTTTGTTGATGGTGTAGCGTTATTCAATTGTAATTTCTCTTCTTGTTCAGTTCAATTAAACTCTGCAAACACTTGGGGATCTCCATATGAAAGTAAAAACATCTCCTTTACTTTAGGATCTGGATCTATTGAAGGAGGAATATCCCGTACAGTCATAAGAACAAATTCAACAGTTGCAAATAGGAATGATCATGAATTGAAAGGTTTGTTTTGCCATATAACTTCAGGAGTTTCTGCTGGTTATGTTTTTAGGATTTTAGATAACATTAATATTGGTACAGAGCGAAATGTCAATGACAGAAAATACCAAATATTTTTAGATGCTGATGTAAATTTAACTGGAGCTTTAATAGACGGAACAACTTTTGAAATTTACCAAAACAGCATTTGGGTGGAAATGCCTTATGATGTAACAAATAATAGTAGATATATCCGTATTTATATCCCTTCTCAAGGCTCCCCTGATGGATATTACCAGATTGGAAATGCTATCCTTGGAAAAATAACTACTCTTGATAATACTTGGGATTGGTCTAGCTATGATCAAGACCATGATATTAATGTTTCCCTCCTTAGAGCTTTGGGTGGAGGTATGACTCCTGTTGACCATGGCAACACAAAAAGAAAATTTAATCTAACATGGGATAAAAGCGAAAACAGTTACAAACAAATAAAAAGCATAGTTAATTTTGTAAGAGGAAAGAACATTGCTTTAATACCTGAAAGTTCTTCTTCTACAGAAGTGTATCTGGTTAAGCAGTCTGGATCAATTAAACAAAGTTTTCAATATGGAAATAAGTGGAATTTGTCTGTTCAATTTGAAGAAAGTGTCTAAAATATGACTATTATTCATGATGCATTGGGCGCCATTCTATATGGCTCGGACGGTCTTCCTATTGTTGATGTAGATGGTGATGGTATTGCTGCTGGACCATATGTTTCTCCAATTGCCAGACAATTGCGAAATGCAAATGAAATTCATTTTCTATTGATATTAGATTTTGATGGCACCAAAAAATATTATTCTGATGCCAACATATCTTTTGGCGATCATCAATTTGAAGATAAAATCCTAAGTATTTCGGATATAAAATCTTCTTTTGATATCCGAAATTTCAAATATTCCTTTCCCTCAATTTCGATAACAATTAAAAATCCATTTACTTCTGAAGATCGCTTACAAGATCTAGATGCTTTAAAAGTGTTAGATGGAAGTGTTGGAGATATTTACATTTGGGCAACTGATATTTCTTGGGAATTGTTAATGGAGGAAGGGCCTAAGTTTTCTGGAATATTCCAAGAAAATATTTATGACAGTGAAACATTTACATTTAACTTAGTAGATAAATCGGAAAGTAAATTTTCAACATTAACGAATAAATATATTGATTCAAATACCTTTCCTTACCATCCATCCGAATATTCTGGAAATGTCCAGCCACTTATCTTTGGTGCTTGGGGAAAAGGGGTTCCTCTTGATTGTATAGTGGATGAAGCTATCTATGGATTTTCAACTATTAATAGATACTTAATATCAATAAATTCATTATATTCTTCTGTGTCTTGTTTCATCACAGGACAAGAGCATATATTTTCGTCATCTGGAGTTACTTATTCTGGTATAGTAAATGTCGGTGGAACTACAATAACCACAGCTATAGACAATGAAGGAACCGTTTACTCGTATATTAATTTTAATGATAGGCAAACTGCTTCTGAACCGTTAAATTGCTCTATTAAAGGTGTTAAGGATATAGCCAACAACTTAATTGAGCATCCTGCAAATATATTTGAATTCGTTTGTAATAATTATTCTAACCTTACACCATCTGAAGTAGATAAAGTTAGTGTTAATTCTTTTAAAGCAATCATGCCTTTTGCAAAATGTGCTTCCATTGTAAACGATAATATTGAAGCCCCCAATTTTATTGACAGAATTTTTAGCCCATTTCTATGTGCCAGAATTACAGTTGGTAACAAAATTGGAATTATGATTCCTGATTTAAATGATTCTCCAATAGCAAGATTTTCAAAAGACTTCAATAATGTAGGGGAAAGAATTTCAATTACCAAAACTGATTACAATCTGATTTGTAATGATTTGACTGTTTTTTACAATTTAAATCCTGCAACTGGAAAATATCAAAGTGTTGTCAAAAGAAATAAATCCAACAGTGAAAAATGTGAGTCTTCTTATTATAACCACAAAGAAAAGCTGTTTCAAAAAACACTAAAGTTTTCTGATATAAATGATTCTGGAATTGCAGAAGCATTAGCTGAAAGGTATTTAGATTTTTATGCTCATAGACACCATATCATGTCTATAGATATGAAATATGGTGATGCTTATGACCTGAAAGAAGGGGATTTGGTTCTATGGACAATTCCTGAAGGTGGTAGAACCATTCCTGGTGGGTGGGTTGACGAGAAATTCATTCTGTTAGAAAAAGCATATAAAAAAGAATATATTTCTACAGTTTGGTGGAAAGTGTCAACTGTTGCAAGTAACAAACAAATGGCTACATCTTCTGGTGGTGCTGGCTCTGGTGGGTCTTCTGCTGGTTATGGGTGGCTTGGGGATGGATGGCTTGGAGAAGGGTGGTTATGATGAAAAAATTATGGTTAATTTTATATAGTTTACTTTTCATTTTCAATACTCCGGTTGTCGATGCATCTACTGGTATGCATTGGTTTATTGGTCTTACTGGAGGAACAGATACTTCATTAGATAGATATGATAATAGTGGAACTGATGCTTATGTTGACGGCAATATTGCTGTGGGTTCTGATGGAAGTGGAAACTTTTATGCCTATACGTATGATGAAGATCTTGTACAAGCTGAAGAACCTCCTACCTATATAGTTCCAGATGATAATTCCACAGGAACAGGTTGTTGGGTATTGTTAACAACATCTTCAGTAACCGTGGGGACATGCACTGATGGATCGTGTACAGCAGCAGGTTTGTTTGCCGATATTATTGGATTGGGAAGTCTAGATTTTTCTGATATTGCTACAATACATGGCCCCTTGATTTTTTTGGATACTGATGGAGATCCTACAGTTGTCGGCCAATTACGATATGACAATACTATCACTGGAATTGATGATGGTGAATATAGTTGGTATGATGATGACGAAATAAGGGTGTTTGTAACATACCCTGTAGGGTTGCTTCCTACTGTAGATGGAAGTTTTTTACTTTATGACTCTGCTGAAGATCAGTGGGAACCTACAAGTCCTTTGTTATTGACTACACCAATCTATACAACACATGAAATAAATGGTAAATTGGATGTAACTGATTTTACTGCTGCCACAGGAGATATTTCTGCTCAATCACATTATGGTGGAGTAGTTACAAATAATGATGCAGATGCTATTGAATTTGACTTAGATGCTGCTGTGGTAGGAATGTCTTTGATTGTAATTGATGATGCTGGTGGAGTAATAACTATAGATCCAAATGGAACAGATACTATTGTTTATGATGGAACAACTGCTGCTGCAGGTGAAGCAATATTATCTTCTGGAGCAAAGGGAGATTTTGTGTCATTAGTTTGTTTAACCGCTAATCAGTGGATTGTTATTGGTCATGATTCTAATGGTTGGGCTGAGACAACACCATGATAAAAAAATATTTTATTATTCTATTTTTAATCTTATTACTTCCATCAATTTGCCTTTCTTGGGGAACGGCAGTAGTTGGTAGTGGATCTCAATCCATAGCTCCTAGTTTTTGCGACTGTGGTGCTACTGATGTTTTATGGTGTTGGGAAGTAACAAATACAAATACAACAATTACTGCTAGCGGTGGGTGTGCTGATGCTGGATGGGACACTACAGGAACGGCAGCAAGTGCAATTAACATTGTTGATGCTCCTACTGGAAAAACTGGAAGTGCAGTACATTGGAGCAGTGCACAAGATTATTATTCCTTTTCTTTGCCTACAGGAACCATAGACTCAGAAGGAACTGTTGTTTTTGACATTTATTTAATTTCATTTGCTTCCAGCACCCTGTTTTTTTGGGCTTTTGGGAATTCAAATGTGGACGAATTAGCAATTAGCTTAACTGGAACGGATGAGATTTATTTTGCCCATTATGGAAATTCAAATTCTGTATTGACAACGACTACTGCTGCCAATTTAGTATTGGATACATGGTATACTATAACAGTTAAATGGAGACAAGGGGTCACTGATCCTTCACTTTCTATTAATGCTAACAGCACAACTATAACATCAAATACCGATCTGACTAATTGGGAGGCAGACTCTACAGGTATGCGGATAGGTAACTCTGCTTCTGGTATTTCTGAAGGATATATTAAAAATATAAGGATATACAGCTCATGGCAATAAAAATGTTAAAGATAGTCGGTTTACTTTTATTGTTCCCTTTAACATCTTATTCAGCAACAGAATATTACAGTCAAACAGCTACAGGGGGAGGAACTTCCTGCACTGCTGCACTCGGTATCGCTTCTTTCAACGATGGTGTTACTTCTGGAAATACTGCTGTTATATGTAATGATGGGGGATCGATTATTACAACTAGGTTGACATTGGACACAAATCATTCAAATATTACATTGCAAAATGAATCTGGAGCAGCTATAACACTAAGAGGGATAGATCTCGATAATTCAGATAATGTAACTATTCGTAAGAATCCCAGTGGTGGGTCATTAACTGTAAATGTTTCCAGTGGTTTTATTTTGAACAGTCAAAATGCTGACAATTTAACAATTGACGGTGTATCATTGATTGCATCTGGGAATGGCTCATTAGTTCAATATAGACCTGTGACGTTTATTGCAAATGATGATTTAACAATTATTAATTCATATTTTAATTATGACACTGATCCAAATGGGACTTGCACTGCTTCTGGGGTTCCGCTATCTTGTTGCACTGGAGTTGATGTTGGCACATGTGGAAATTACAAACATGATATTATACAATTATCTGATTGTAATAGAGTTAACTTTGGGTATAATGTAGTGGCAAATGTAACCCATGCTGCTTTTGATACATCCATAACACCAAATAATTATGTTTGGGTACATCATAATTTATGGACCAACCGATGGCGTCATGCAGTGGGTATAGATGGTAACGGGGACGAGAATATATTAATTGAGCATAATTTTTTTGATCAGGTGGGTAGGGATACATTATTAAATCCTGCTGTTGTTGAAAGAAACAGAGCTGTTGCTTGTATAGAAATTGGTGGACCTCAAAAGGTAATTGCTCGTTTTAATACCTATGACAGACCATCTACAGCAATTAATATTTTTGATCTAACAAATTGGGTGAGTGTTGATCGGTTTATATACCACGAAACAATCTATAACCCAAAAACATATGGTACAACTGCCACATCAAATGCAGGTGCTGCATTCTCTGGAAATTCAACTGATTTGTTAAATCATTTCTATTATAAAAATAATATTATATATGGTTCAGAATCAGTGTGGGACATAACCCATCCTAATAGTACAGGGGCAAGCATTACAAATATGCTTTTTGATTCTAATTTGATTTGTGGTTTTGATTTTACAGCCAGTATTCGTATTGCTAATTCCACTTACTCTGGAATAAGTAATTTTAATGCCTCAGAATGGGGGGACAGAAATATTATCGGCAATCCTGCATTTATCAACGCTTCCACAGGTAATTTCAATATTAACAATTCATCTGTTTGTAAAGATGGAGGGACCTTCTTGGCTTTTATTTCTGCTAAAAGTGGTAACCTTTTGACTCTTGTAGGTAACCATCAAGCATATCAATTTACAACCGATTGGGGGATTTCTGGTAAGTCGGACGATACAATCTATGAAAGTGATAATGGTACATCAACTACTGTTACAGCCATTAATGCCCACAATCAAATAACAGTATTAAGTTCAAATGGATTTGATGTTGGGGATGGGATCACGGTTGTTAATTTTAAAGGCATCAAACCAGATATAGGGGCTTTTGAAGCACCGTCCACAATCAACGCAGCACCATCAGCAGTGATTGATACCCCTGTTGGTGCAATTACAACAACCGAAGAAGGAAATTTAATCAATTTTACAGCGTCCGATTCTGATAGTGATGGGACTGTTGTTTCCCGATTATGGAATTTTGGAGATCCAAACATCCCCACTCAAACTGTACAAGATCCAGGGAATGTTCAGTTCAATACTGCTGGAGATTACACAATATCCTATTTTGTAACTGATAATGACAATGCCACATCTAATGTTGTCACTAAACAAATTAGAGTTGTAACAGCGGGTGGGGGAGAAGATTGTTCTCAAGGGTCAAATTCCACTGTTGATTTGTGTGCTGATGATGCCGTGGGATCTGCAATAGCAAATGATACATACTATCGATTTACCTTTGTAGCTCAAGAAAATTCTGATATTTGGGGAATTGTAATGAAATTTAAAACCTATTCAAATACAAGTGATAGGTTTATAGATATCAGAATTGGGGAAACAAGTGATTTATCTGTGACATATTTAGCCAAGGCAACTGTAAATCTTACTGGGACATCATTTATTGAATATCAAATCCCATGGGTAGATTCCGCCGATGCTCCAGTATGTTTAAGTTTAGTATCAGGCAACACCTATCACATTATTTTTACAAAAGGTACAGGTATGGACACCTATACCATGTACTGGAAAGGGACTGGAACAGGAACTTGTACAGAGGAAGTTTCTTACACTGGAACATCATGGGCATCAACACCAACTGGTAATAGTAGAGATTTCTATTACAAGTTAATTAAATCTGCTGGTTCTCCTGCTCAAGCGAGCATAACAGGAATTTTTCCTTTTATATCAAATGGTACATACGGTTTAGGAGAAACAATCACAGTGGCAATAATAATGGACGTAGCGGAACCTTGGACTTCTGGTGGGTATTTGAGAACTGACGCTGTTGGAGGACCTTTTGACCTCTTGCACATACAACCAGCAAGCGGAATAAGTTCAAATGTACATTATTATTCTGCTGCAATAACTGCTGGATTGTCTGCAACAGATTTGAATATATCTACCTTTGACCCTGGAACTTTTGATGTTTCATCAACACTGCCAACATCAGAAAATCTTGCAGATAACGGTGATATAAATATCAGCACGTCAATGTCTATAACTTTAGACAGTATGGTTGCATGTGATAGTAATGGTGATGCCATCACCAAAGATACTCTATATTTCCAAAAACAAAATCCAAGATTAAAATTGTGTTTCTCAGAAGCAGCTATTTTTGCGGATGGATCATTAAATGATTTTGCAATTTCCGTGCCTCCTGATAGTGGAGGACCATTGATTTATTCCTATCAAGAACAGCCTACTGGTTATGGATCTGAATATGAATGTTGGGTCTTTACTGCAGAGGTATCCCCAACACAAATAGAAAGTACTAATCTATCCCTGTCCTCAGTGCAGGATTTCAATAGGGATTATAACGGAGATGGAAACTTAACTAGGATTACCAATGTAAATAATGTTCAGGTAACAAGCTATTCATTGCCCCAATTATTAATTGATCCAACATACATACAAACTGTTTTCGGACCGGGTTGCTTGTGTATAGACTCAGCAGCACCAGGATCATTAACAGTTGATAATACTGGCTCTGGTTCAATGTCTGTCGGTAATTAAGCTCTAAAAAATATCCAAGTAAAAAATTAAAGAAGCTTCTTAATTATTTTTGGGAAGCTTCTTTAATTATATCAAGTACATATTTAAAAATCAAAGATAATCCTCGATAATAATTGAAAGCCCTATCAATTTACCTCCTATTTTCTTTATAATTCCCCCTAATCCTCCAAAACAGCCTAAAATTAGGTATTGACTATTTTTGAAATAGTTATATTATACGTTCATAATTCAATAGGAAATAACAATGAAATCCACGAATAAAATTGATTTCAGAACATCTAAAGCCTGTAGGTCTCAATCTTGGGATTTGCTGGCTTTTTTATTTCCTGGCGATAACTATCTATAAAGATAGTGTTCTTTGAAAAATAATTAGTTTATTTTTAGTCTTGCTACAGTCCTCCATAAGGGGGAGAGCCAAAGGCCATCTGCTGTAAGCATCCATCTGGACCCTGAACAATTCTGCAAACCTTAGCCGGGCAAGATTGAAAATAGCCAGATTCAGTTCAAATTTGATTTTTTATTTTCCCATCAAGACCAATTCTATTTTGATGGGAAATGTAAGGAATCAAATAACCATAATATATCACTGAAAGGAACAACATTATGAAACATGAAATTATTAGGGAAGGTAAGTGGTGTTACAAACTTCCAAAATTTAAGCAAACGAGAATTGTAATTGTACAAGTTAAAAAACGATTGGAGGTTAAAAATGATAAATGATTTTTCATATTATCTAAAAGCCGGGTTTCCTTATTTTTATATTGAAACCTATGAAGCTGATAGGTGTATTGAAGATTTGAAAAAGGAAACCAAAAAGTACAATTCAGATGCTCAGATATTTGTTTGGGATATCACATCAACTAACCTACCCCCTGATCCAATGGAAATTCTAAACAAAATCAAGGAATCCAAAACTAGATCGATTTTCATCCTCAAAAATTATAATTGGTTTATGGTTAGCAACAATAGCCCAAATCCTTTTATTATCCAATTTTTTCAAAATAACTATGAATCATTTTGTAGCGGAAACTTCAGAAAATCTATTGTTATTGTATCTGATTCTCCCTTTGATTCAATCCCTACCTCAATCAAAAAACATTTCATAGATCTGAAATTTGACCTCCCCAATGAAAAAGAAGTCTCCACCATACTAAATAATATAGTTAACATTGCCTCTAAGAACCCTAAATTTGATCCAAAAAAATGTACCAAGGAATTGAAAGAAAGGATTGTTGATGCAGCTTTGGGAATGACAGCTCAAGCTGTTGAGAATAGTTTGGCCCTATGCGTTATTCAACATGGGAAACTCATTCCAAAGGTTATTGATCGAATAAAAGCTCAGGACATTGAAGGAACTGCGGGTGTTAAATATACTGAATATGATTCTTCTTTCTCCGAGTTAAAAGGATTGGATAACCTAAAATTCTTTGTGATTAAAACAATCAATCATCTAAATTCAAAAGGAATTATATTATTAGGACCTTGCGGAACGGGGAAGACCTATTTTGCACAGTGTCTTTCAAATGAGACGGGTATGCGCATGTTGACTGTTGAAATGGCTGAATTTCAGGGTGGAATTGTTGGTGAAACCGAGCAGAAGGTACGTCAAGCAATTAAAGCTATTCGTGCCATGGCAGGGACAAAAGGAGTAATAATACTGGTGGATGAAATTGAAAAGGCCCTGTCTGGTATTGGCAATCAAACAGTTTCGTCTGATTCAATTACTGCAAGAGCTATGGGACAGTGGTTAAAATTTATGCAAGATCCTGGTTGTAAGGTTTACTTCATTGCAACCTGTAATGACATCAGTAAAATTCCTCCTGAATATCTTCGTGCTGAAAGGTGGGACACAGCGCCCTTCTTTGTTGATCTCCCTAATATTGTTGAAAGAGAAACAATTATTACACATTATATGAAAACATATAATGTGAAAGGGAAGATCAAAGCTGATAATTTGGAAGGTTGGTCAGGAGCAGAAATAAAAGCTTTGTGTCGGATTGCAGACATGATGAAATCCACAACAGATGAAGTCATAGATTTCATTGTTCCAATGTCAAAAACCGCTGAAAAGCAAATCCAAGATTTAAGATCATGGGCAGTGGGAAACACCATTCCTGCTACTAGAAAAATAACTATTGGAAAAACAGAAAGAGAATTATCTCTATAAGAAAGGAAATAATATGAAAAAAACAACTAAGAGAATTAATAAAGTCAAAGCAGATAAAGCAA